GAATTTGATGTCAGTACGCCCCGGCGGTTCTTAGGTCGCGCGTACCAAGCGATTGGCGCAATATGCGACGGCAACAATCGCCCTATATGCAAGTTGCACGGACTGCGGATGTTGAACCCGGCCATCTTTTCAAAACTACCTTTATCTAGCGCCGACAGCACCAACGTGGCGCGCAATATCGGCATAGATAGCGCGTGGAAGGGCACGTATCAGCCCAAGAGCAAGGAGACGCGGGCGCACATCATGGTCGAGCGCATAGAGTCGTTCAACAGCGCGGGTGAGTTGGCATGACCATTCTCTGGACCGACTTTGAGACGCGGAGCCGCTGCGATTTACGCAGCCGGGGCGTCTACAACTACACGCAGGACGCCAGCACCGATGTGCTGTGCATGTCCTACGCCTTCGATGACGATGAAGTGCGGACGTGGCTGCCAGGTCAGCCGTTCCCGCCCGCCGTCCGCGCCCACACCGGCCAGATCCGCGCGCACAACGCCGCGTTCGAGCGGCTGATCTTCTGGTACGTCCTCCAGATCGACTTCGCGCTGGAGCAGTTCTACTGCACCGCAGCCCAAGCCCGCGCCAACTGCGCGCCAGGTAGCCTTGAGGACGTCGGGCGCTTCGCCGGCGCGTCGATGCGCAAGGATCACCGGGGCAGCCAGTTGATCCGGCTGCTGTCGATCCCGCAGGCGGACGGCGCGTTCCGCGAGGACGCCGACCTGATGGCCGAGATGGTCGCCTACTGCGAACAGGATGTCCGTGCCATGCGCGCGATCAGCCAAGCGCAGCGCAACCTGTCTGCCGACGAACTGGCCGACTACCACGTCAACGAAAGGATCAACGACCGCGGTGTACTGCTGGACCGCGCGCTGGCGCTGGGCGCCGTGCGTTATGCCGACGCGGAACTGGTCGAAATCCAAGCTTCAGTGGCTGAGATTACAGGTGGAGAGATTACATCTGTACGTTCGCCTAAGATGCGCGCTTGGGTCTTGGACCGGGTGGGGCCAGAGGCGCTGAAACTGGCGACCGTTTACAAGGACGGCGTGGGCAAGCTATCGATCGACAAGAACGTGCGTGCCAACCTGCTGGTGCTGGCCGAGGAGAACCCCGATGAAGTCCCGGCGGACGTTGCGGAAGTCATCCAGTGCGCGGACGATCTGTGGGCATCGTCCGTCGCGAAGTTTAACCGCGCCGCAGCGCTTGCTGACGAGGAGGATTGCCGCGTTAGAGGAGCATTTGTTTTTGCAGGAGGCAGTGCTACTGGCCGTGCTTCATCATTTGGGTTACAGGTCCACAATTTCCCCCGAAAGTGCGCCGACGACCCTGCACTGACGCGCCAGGCGATGGTGCGCGGGCACCAGATCGTCCCGAAGTTCGGCAAGCGCGTGACCGACGTCCTCAAGGGGATGCTGCGCCCGTCGCTGCTGGCCGCGCCCGGTAAGGTGCTGGTCGTGGCCGACTGGGCCGCGATCGAGGCGCGGGTGACGCCGTGGGCGTCGAACACCAACAGCGGCGCGATGAAGCTCGACATCTTCGCGCGCGGCGAGGATGTGTACAAGCACAACGCCGCCGCGACGTTCGGCGTCGGCTACGCCGATGTGGACAAGGACCAGCGCCAGATCGGCAAGGTGCAGGAGCTTGCCTGCGGCTTCGCCGGCGGCGTCGGTGCTTTTGCCGCGATGGGCCGGATTTACAATATCTTGCTGCCCGAGAGCGACGCGCGGCGCATGGTCGATGCGTGGCGCCGCGCCAACTCATGGTCGGTGCCGTACTGGCAGCAGCTTGAACACGCCTACACCGCCGCGATGCGGAACAAGGGCCATGAGTTCAGCGCCGGGCGGGTCACGTATTTGTTCGACGGACAGCATCTCTGGTATGTCCTGCCGTCGGGCCGCGTGTTATGCTATCCTTTCGCCCGCTTCGATGAGGAGGGCGCCGTCACCTACGCGAAGGCGTCGTGGAAGCCCGCAGCCGACGCGAAGGAATGGCCCCGTGCCCGCCTGTGGCGCGGTCTGGCGTGCGAGAACATAACCCAAGCCGTGGCGAACGATCTGCTTCGCCACACGCTGAAACGTCTAGAGGAAGAAGATCTGCCGGTGGTCCTGCACATCCACGACGAAGTGGTTCTGGAAGTGCCCGAGGACACCGCCGAGGCAGCGTCGGCCCGTCTGGTCGAGATCATGTGTCAACCGCCCGCGTGGGCGTCGGGGCTGCCGCTGAACGCGGAAGTTGCCACGATGGCCCGTTACGGCAAGTGAGGAGCGCGCGATGAGTGAGGATCGCATCAGGTTTATCGAGTTCGTGACAGGGCTGGCCGACGCTGACGGCGAGACAGCCCTGCTGCTGCGCCAGAAGCCCAAGCTGCGCGACGGCGAGATGGTCTACCACGCCGACGGCGTGCCCGAGGCGACGTTCCCATCGTTCCTGCCTGGCAAGGCCAAGATCAGGGACGGCGAGTCGTGGTACGTCAACACCGGCTCGTTCATCGTCGATCGGTTCGTGGAGGGCAAGCCGAGCGCCAAGCGCGAGAACTGCGAATACGTCCTGTTCATGATGCTAGATGATGTCGGCACCAAGTCGAAGGTTCCGCCGCTTGACCCGACCTGGGTGATGGAAACCAGCGAGGGATCGTTCCAGTGGGGCTACGCGTTCAGCGAACAGCCCGACCGGCACGCCTTCGCCGCCGCGATCAAGGCCATCGCCGAGGCGGGCTACACGGACCCCGGCGCGATCAATCCGGTGCGCAACTGCCGCATCCCCGGCAGCATCAACCTCAAGCGCGGGCGGGATAACTTCGCCGCGCGGCTGACCGAGTTCCACCCCGAGCGCGATTACACGCTGGAGGAGATTTGCGCCGCGTTAAACGTCACGCCCGAGCCGGCGGACACCGCCGACTATAAGTCGGTCAAGATCCGCGACACGGGGCTGGAC